GTCAGTCGTGGTGCCGTCTTCGCCGATGTAGCGGGTAGCATCAAAGGCGCTGATAATCACGTCATCGGTGGCGCGGTTGAATGCCATTGCGTGGCTTTGAACTTCGTCAGAAGTTGGCAATACGATGGTGCCAAGGAAGTGCTTGTCCCATTCGTCGAAGGTTGTGACCTTTTCCTTTGGACGTTGGGTAAGCCAATACTTGGAGCCGTCAAACTCTCCGTCTGGAGTGTCGCCCTTACGAGTAAGGATGTCTTGCGCCTCGCTGTCATTCAGGAGGTTGAACCATTTCTTTTTGCCGGTGAAATCGGCGCGAGTAATGGAGCCGAGCAAACGGGAGTCCATCTGCTGGAGAACTTGGTCGAACGATGTCTGAAACATCGTTGGGTAGAAGGTATCAATAGTAGCCATATTGGCAGGGAATTAGAGAGGTGAAGTTGAGCCGCCCTTGTGAGCGACTGAGGAAGTATCGTGTCTTCCCGGTTCTTCGGTTCTCCGCTGTTTGCGGGCCTATGTCCGGCATACAGCTTATCCTTGCGGGGCCGTTGTTACCCTATATTCTCACATCTGAGAAAAGATGCAAGCACAAAAAAGCGGCCCCCATTTCTGAGAGCCGCTTTATTGTAATGTTTTTTACTTCGCCCGCGATGCGTTGAAAAGCCCTTGGAGCTTTTCCAATGCTGCCTGTTGAGCCTCTGGCCCGTTCTTGCCGTTGAAGTCGTCACCTTTTTGGATGCGCTCCATCTGCTCTTTGTAAGTGACTTGAGAGTCAGAGCTGATCAGCCCTTTGTCGTCGCGGAAATCTTCATCACGTTGAAGCACTAGTTTTGCCAGTTCTCGCTGAACCATCCTTACATCAGCGTCAGGGTCAAAAGCAGTCTTGTCTACGCGTGATGCCGCTGCACCTCGATCAATCGCTTGCCAGTTGCTCACGGCGTCGTTTCCCCATTCTTTCGTCAGAATATCAACAAAATGATCTTTATGTGAAATTTTTACAAAATCTTCAGACTTTGCCACAAAGCTGCTAATATTCTCATTATTGAGATTAATCAACTCGTGCAAAGCTTCCGGTGGCACTCCGTATTTGTGAGCAATGCCCGCAGCTTTGCCTGCTAGTTCAGCATTCCATTCAACGCCTTCAGGAAGGTTGTCAGGTGCCTTGATGCCGTAATCTTCCGGCTTTTCAGGCGCTCCGGTAAACTTGCGAAGATCGGCGTAATACTTGGCCTGATCCTCTGGCGATGCGTCGGCCCCAGGTTTCTTTGGAGCCTGCGACTTCGAGGAAAAAGCTTTTTCTAGATTGGCGTAGCTGATGGCTAGCTGATCTAGCTTGGCCTCGCCCTTCTGTGCATCCCAAAACTTTTCAGGAATGTAATCAGGCCGCGTTACCGTTGAAGGCGCTGCCTCAATTGGCGTCGTTGTTGTTTCAGTTGTGACCGCAGCTTGCGTTTGCAATGCGTTGTCCGCTGGTGGTGGTGGTGTAGTTTCGGTTTCCATAGGAAAGATCAAAGGCCGTTAGCTTTGCAAAATTGCGAGTAAGCGTCGTTGCCGTAATGATTAACAAAGCATCGCGCAAAGTATGACGTGCCGAAAATGCCCCATTTAGAGCTAATGGCAAAAGTAATGCCTGCCGCTAGATCATCACAACTAGCGGCAGGCTCCGACGCCGGCGGATTACCGACAACCTCCGGCGCGGAAATTGGTTCAACCGTTAAGGATTCGTTGACAGTTGGCGCTTCAGCGACTTCAAAGGTTAGCCCGGCAATGCCTGCGACTTGGCGAATTTGCCCAATGATGCGCGGCGCTGGTTTGGCGTTCATCCATGCAATGTTGCCGATGATATTGCCAATGATTTCGCCGTCGCGGTCGATTTGATTGTCTGGTGTGATCGTGATCATGTTTCTTGTTCTTGAGGTTTCTCGGCTTCTGGAATGCCCTTTAAGTGCATCGTAAATAGCCATCGAAGCGGTTCTTTTTGCCCTTCGCGGAATGCTGCTTTTACAACGTCGCCGCCCTGCTCGAAGGCAGGATTTAAGATGCCGCCCACGTCTGCGTTGAGTGAGCGGAAAACTAGCTGAAAATCGTCTTTGTCAAAAAGACGAAGCGCGGCTTTTAGCACGTTCTTCTTTTCGGCATCGCTAAGCGGTTTCAGGAGTTCTGCGGTGGTGGGTGTCATTTGTCGTCATTCCATACTGTTAAAGTTGAGGCAACAGGGATCAACCCAATGGCATGAATAGCTTCACCCTTATAAGGAGCCTCAAAATCGCACTGTGTTAGTTTAACAAAATTAGCTATCCAACACCCAATGACCCAAGCTGCGGCGCAAATAACGATAAAAATGCAAATAACGGAAGGTTGCGGTTTCATGTGATGATAATTTAATGATGTTTTATGATGCGCAAATTACGCCCCAACTAATTCCTTCACTTTGTCAATGCCGCCAGCACTATTTACAGCGCTGCCCATTTCCTTAGCCATCATGGCCGCTTGCTGCATTTGCTGTGCCTGTGCGCGTTGTTGTTGGATCGCTTGGACATCTTCACGCTTGCGAAGTAGGCCTTCAGGGGCGCCGACAAGCCTTGATTTCTCGCGGATGTAAAAAGCCGTGTCAATGTTGTCCATAACCGTAGGATCAATGGCAGCAATCGAAGCGGCCGTTTGCATGACCTCATCGGCTCCGCGTGCGTTCCAGCTATCAATCGCCATCGCCAGCCGTGACGTGAGCGCAATCTCTGGGTCGGCGACTTGCACAAAACCACGGCCGACAAGCTCATAGGCTTCTTGCGGAGGTGGTGGAAGCAAGCCATTCTCAGCGCAAAGCTCAAAGGCACGGCGTAGATGCGGCTCAATCGTTTCACGAACGTCGCGGTGATAGATAGGCCCCACAGTGTCCAGCTTCTCACCTGCACGTTGTGCCACTTCATAAGCAGTCATCTCGCGGTCGATGCTTGCGAACATCTGGAACATATCAAGCGAGCAGAGGCGCTTGATCATGTCTTGACGCATACGCACACGTTCCAAAGCAACGCTCCATTCACCTGTGACCGGCACAGGATAAACACTTTCAGGCCCCATGCCGGAAGGGTAATAATTCAGCGCCCGTGCTGCCGTTTTAAGACTGCCCTCGAATGTGTCAGGAACAAGCATCGGAGGGAAGACTTGCTTCTCTGCGAACACGTCCATCATCTGCTGAATGAAATTAAGCTGGCGAGCTTCTGGCAGGATGGCAAACCCTGGGCCGTAACCCCATCCAGTGGAGCCAATCATTGCGTCGTAAGACAAATAACGGCCAACGGTAAAAGGGAATCCGTCGTAACCGCCTTCTTGAACCATCTTCTTTGACGACATCTCGACGTAGGCCGAGACATACTTCTTGCGCGTCTTGATGTTGTATCCGTATGCGCCAACCTTGGAAGGCTCGCGAGGCTCGACGATGTGAATGAATGTAAAGCTTTTCCCTTTGCTGTAATCGCCTTGAAAGCAATCCTTGATAACCTTGGGAAGATTGTCTTCGCCGAATTGCTGACGCGCCTGCTCTGCCGTTAGTTCAAACTCGCGGATGAATCGGTAGCATTTGCCGAATGGATCAAGCTCAAAGACGTAAGTGCCAATCTTGATCTTTTCAAAGCGTAGGCGATTGCCCTCGCCCATTTCTGAGAAAATGGCAGTGGTGCCAAAGTTCCAGAGATCAGCCACGGATTCAAGGCGCTCGAGTTGGAAGTTGCTACGGCTGTTAACCTCTTGATTGAGAATCTGTGAGCACTCCGAGAGCCAGCCTTTCACCGAGTCGTCATTCTTCAGCTTCAGATTAGGCTTCAGCGAAATCCACGGCTGAGACGCCGGAGTTGTCCATGACGTGTAAGCAGAAACGGCACGTTGCACCGAGTCGGTAGCCGTCGCGTCGTAGATTTGCGCTTCCTTGTTGCTGTCTGGCATGTAGCGCTTTTCCGTAATACCTGCCTTGCGCGGGCTTACGTAGTTGGCGATGTCCTGCCAGATTTGATCTTGAGTCGACACGCG